GCATGGACAGGGGTAACCTAGGTATAATCTTTGCCCGTCCAGAAGTTGGTAAGACAACCTTCTGTGCTTTTATAGCAGCCAGTTATGTTAAGCAAAAACAAAAGGTTGTGTACTGGGCTAACGAGGAGCCTGCAGAAAAGATAAAGCTGCGTATCATACAGAGTTACTTTGGTATGACATACGAGGAGATGAACTCAGGTGCAGAGGCTTTGTTACCTAGGTGCATAGAAGAGATAGAACCCTACCTGACTGTGATGGATTCGGTTGGTACATCTATGGATGAGCTAAACGATTACGCCCAGCTAAACGAACCTGATGTCATGTTCTGTGACCAGCTAGACAAGTTTAGGGTGAGTGGTGAGTTTAATCGTGGTGATGAACGCCTCAAGGAAACCTATGTCTTGGCTCGTGAGATTGCCAAGCGTAACAGGCTCCTTGTGTGGTCGGTTAGTCAGGCAAGCTTTGAAGCCCACGACAGGCAGTTCATCGACTATGCTATGCTAGATGGTTCGCGAACCGGCAAGGCTGGTGAGGCAGATGTTATCATTGGCATAGGTAAGACAGGTACATCTGAAGAAGAGAACACCACACGGCACATCTGTATATCCAAGAACAAGTTGAATGGGTGGCATGGTATGTTTAACAGTCACATAGATGTTCAGAGGGGGGTGTACTACTAATGCCGCAAAGAACAGTAGAACAGAAAGCAAACAAGGTTCAGTACGCAAAAAAAAGAAGGACTAGGCGTAAGTACTGGCTAAACAGGTACAAGCTTTTAAAGGGTTGTTCCCGTTGCGGCTATAACGAGTACGGTGGTTCGTTGGACTTTGACCATGTTGAGAGAGAAACCAAGGTGAGGTCGGTATCTAGAATGACACTAGGCTCCCTAAAAAAATTGATTATAGAAGTGCGTAAGTGCGTAGTACTGTGTAGAAATTGTCACCAGATAAAAACAGAATTAAACCACGACTACATGAAAAAGGAACACCGATGAAAATACTAACCTTCGATGTGGAGACTACTCACAAGCCCAAGGCCAACGGCTCGACAACTGCCCTGCCTTACTTTGGAAACTCTTTAGTTTCAAATGGTTACAAGTGGTTGGGTGAGCAGCACGTTCACTATCACTGTTACTATCACAGTGTTCGCGAACCGCATGAGTTTGCCTTCGAACTATTCCAAGCGGCTCTTGACAGGGCTGATGTGGTTGTGGGACAAAACATAAAGTTTGATTTATCGTGGATTCGCGACTGCGGGTTTACTTACGAAGGACATGTTTATGATACAATGGTTGCAGAATATATTCTTGCCCGTTCCCAGAGGTGGCCTCTTTCACTTGCTGCTCTTGCAGAAAAGTATAGTGATGTGCAAAAAGAGAAAGACCTCGTGGCACCGTACTTCAAGGAAGGCAAGACCTTCTACGACATACCGTGGGACATAATTGAAACATATGGAAAGGCAGATGTCATTTCCACAGAGCAAGTAGCCCTTGCACAACTCGAAGCCTTTGGCACTACATTTGAGGAACTATTCAATGAACAACCAAGCACTCTTGCCCACTTTGCGTCTGTCGCTTGAGATGACGGACACGCTGTCCCGCATCGAACGGAACGGCATCAAGATAAATAGAACTACCCTCGCTGACATTCGGCGCGAGTATGAGGATGAACTCTTTACCCTAGAACGCCGCCTCGAAGAACTAGCTGCGTATGCTATGGGTGACACACCTATTAACCTAGACAGTCCAGATGACCGCTCCAAACTGTTCTACTCCTGCAAGGTACGGAACAAGACCAAGTGGGCTGGCATCTTCAACCTAGGTCACGAGGTTCGCGGGGCAGGTAAGAAACCCAAGCGACGAACCCGCATGAAGAAGTCGGACTTCAAACGTCACGTTGTCAACGAGACAACCGTCCTGTACAAGACAGTCGGAAGTCAATGTACCGATTGCGGGGGCAAGGGACGCTATACAGCGCGTAAGAAGGATGGTACGCTAGGTAAGGCTATCAGAGTCTGTAAGCCCTGTGAGGGGGCTGGTGTGCGCTATACATCGACAGGTCAGGTTGCGGGCTTTAAGTTGGTACCTCGTGACCCCTACGATGTTGCCGCTGCCGGATTCAAGACTGACAAAGAAACCCTAGAGAGTATGTTTACATCCCTGAGAGGAGAAGCCCGTGAGTTTGCGGAAGCTTACATACGTTATAGCGCAGTTCGAACCTACCTTCGCTCGTTCGTTGAGGGGATGGAGAACAACATGGATGGCGAGGGCTTTATACACACAGAATTTATGCAGTGTGTTACAGCGACGGGTCGCCTTTCGAGTCGCAATCCTAACTTTCAGAATATGCCGCGAGGCTCTACCTTCATTATACGACGGGCTGTTGAAAGCAGGTTCGAGGGTGGTTCGATACTGGAAGGGGACTATGCCCAGCTAGAGTTTAGGGTGGCAGGCTTCCTTGCAGATGATGAGGGTATCAAACATGATGTGGAGATAGGTACAGATGTTCACAATTATACTGCCAGTGTTATCGGATGCTCACGACAGGATGCTAAAGCGCATACCTTCAAACCGCTCTATGGTGGTGTGTCTGGTACGGAAGACCAGAAGCGTTATTACTCTGCTTTCAAAGAGAAGTATAACGGTGTGACAAAGTGGCACGAGGAGCTACAGAAACATGCTGTTATGAAGAAGCACATCCGACTGCCATCAGGTAGACAGTATGCTTTTCCACAGGCACGTTGGACTGATTGGGGTACGGCTACTGACCGCACTGCAATCTGCAACTACCCTGTTCAAGGGTTTGCAACTGCTGACCTACTACCTATGTCCTTGATTTTATTAGATAGGAAGGTACGAGAGCTAGGCATGAAGTCTGTCATATGTAACACGGTTCACGATTCTATAGTTATGGACGTATACCCCAGTGAAGAAAAACAATGTATTGACGTTATGGCAGAGTGTATGTTAGCTATCCCTATGGAATCAAAGGAAAGGTATGGTATCGAATACAACATGCCAGTTGGTATCGAATTAAAAATAGGAAAAAACTGGCTTGACTTGGAAGAGGTACTTACTGTATAATCCCTTTACGTACAAAATCCCAGCTAGGAGAATTACTCATGGGAAATGAAATTGAAATGATAAATGATGACTTGAATAACTTCCTCACCGCTTTTGATGAGGGTAACGAAAAAGCACTCATGGAATTGAGTGGGCAGGCTGACGGCGATAGTAAACCTAAGATGGGTTTGCCTCGCTTGACTATTAACTACGAGCAGGAGACTGACGACGGCATCTCGTTACCACGGGGAGCATGGCGAATCTGGAACGGTTCCGGTGTTGTCTATGCTGACGATGTTCAGATACGGCCTCTCCTGCGAACTTTTGAGTGGTCTGTATGGGACCAAGAAGAGGGTCGCTTCTCTTGTAAGTCTGTTCAGAAGAATAAGCTAGGTGGTGAGTTCCCGGATACCCTAGGTGGTAATAAGTGTGGGCGGCTGTCCAAGCAAGAGGAAGAAGCCTTAACTCCTGATGACCCGCAGGTTCTGTTGAGTCGTTCGGTAAACTGTAATCAGGTTATCTATGGGGTGATGGATGCACCCAACGCAAAGAATGCTCAAGGAGTTGCGGCTCCAATCGAAGCCATGCCGTTCATTGCATACTTCAAGCGTTCTGGTTTCCGTCCTGTTAGCGACTTCATTCAGAAGCAGCTTACTGACCGTAAGATAATGATGCAGAAGGCAGTGATTAACTTTACTACTGAAAAGCAGAAGAACGGTGGTGTGGTGTACTGGACTCCAAAGCTATCCCTAGTAAAGGAAGTTAGCATCACTGACGGTGACAAGGAACTTATGAAGAAGTTCGGTGAAACTGTCGTGGCTCATAATGAGTCTGTGTTCGAAGACTATAAGCAAGCGCAGAAAGCAATGTCTAACCCAGCCGATATCGACTTAGAACAACGTCTGGCTGGATAGTATGCTTCCGCTTGTAGAGGTACAGGACTTTCTACAAAGAGCAGGGCGGGGGGAGATAGACTCCTCTCGCCTTGAGCATTTGATAGAACAGTTCGGAGAAGACTGTAAGGCAGCTATGCGTAAACAGTTTTCTAGTCGTGGTGACTACCGCATTCGTATGTCGGGTGTTGGTCGTCCCCTATGTCAACAACAACTAGAGAAGCAGGGACACAAACAGGATGTTGCCTACAATGATATAGTCAGGTTCGCAACAGGGGACTTACTAGAAGCCTTTGCAATCTTGGTTATGAAAGCCGCTGGCTT